TTTAACGGTTCCTTCCAAATGGTTATTCGATTATGATATTCAAAACCAAATGATTCATGAATCTTAATAACCTCTCCGGGGAAGTCCCAGAGCCTTCCGGTATTTGTATGAACATCCGTAACATGTACGGCATTAATCCGGCCCGGCTTTGTTACCCGTGCCATTTCGGCAATCAGGAAAGAGTACATTTCTAAAAACTGTTCCTTTGATTCACAGTTTGAAAAGTCCCGTTCTGAGCTTGAATAATTATAAAGCCCTGCAAATGGTGGAGAATAAACCGATAAGTCAATAGAATTATCCGGCATTTCTTTTATTATCTCCATGCAATCTGAACAATAAATTGCATATTGATCTGTTATTAATTGTTCTTTTGTCATAAGAATTTTGGTAAGGTTATTTTTTTATTAAACTCTTTTTGTTTTATAGTGTAATTTGCGTTTGTATGTTCGGAAAGCTTTTCAAACATCTTTATAGCTTTATCTTTTTTGACTAACAGGCTTTGCATTATCCGCTCCTGACCGTCTGACAAAACAAGATCCACAAACACGTCCCGTTTTTGTCCAAACCTCCAAAATCTTCGTATTGCCTGATAATACTGTTCATAACTATAAGTCGGGAAATAAGTAGTATGGTTACAATGTTGCCAGTTCAACCCGAAGGCTGTGATACTTGTTTTAGTGACAAGTTTTTTAATTTGTCCGGTTGAAAAATTAAGTAGTATATCTTCTTTCTTATCTATGTCCATATTTCCCCGGACTTCAATAGCTGACTTATCAAGATTTAGTAATGTATCAGCCTCGTCATTCAGGTTACACCAATAAACAGACGTTTCATACTTTGCGGCCTTTTCTACGGCAATCTCGCAACGTTGCTGAATGGTTGCCCTCGCTTCCTGCCTGATCTCTTTAAAACCGATTGCAGCCATTGAAAACAACCGTGTTTGTCCATTAATAGTTAATGGATTTTCGTTTCTGATTATTGTTTCAATCTCATGAAGTTTCGGAAGTATAAACCGGTCATTTTTAAATCCCAGGTCACTCGGCTTTTTAGCAGAAATACCCCAACTTGAAACCCATTGCCAGAAGTCATTTTCTGCATGAGGTTTTAAATACATTTTCTCCCCGGCATTTAAAGAATCAACTGCATTGTTATTTTGTTTAAAAAATCTTGTCAGCATATCAACATAACCTAAATATCCTAATGCCTCGGAGCTGGTTCCAAGTTCAATATAATCATTTGGGGATGGCGTTGCTGTTGCTAAAAATCTGTATTTAACCTTCTTTAAAAAAGTAGTTACCTGTTGTTTAATTGCACCGTCAAAGTTTTTAAGAATTGAACTTTCATCAAGGATTACACAATCAAAGTTATCAGGTGAAAGATAATGCAGTCTTTCGTAATTAATCAGGATAATCTTTTTCGAATACTTACCGTTCTTTGTATGTTCAACGTCCGGTATCCCAAACTTTTCAGCTTCAATTAAAAACTGATTTGCAACGGCCAGCGGAGTTATTATCAATACCGGCTTATTTGTCTTTCGGATATAATTCTGAGCTATTGTTAATTCGATTAAAGTCTTTCCGAGCCCCGTGTCCAGAAATATTGCGCACCTGCCCTTTTTAACAGCATAATTAACAATGTGTTTTTGAAAGTCGAATAAATAAGGATTGAAATATTCAGGTTCAAAACCGAAGTTAATAGTAGAATGTTTTTTGCTTTGTATAAATTTCTGGTAGTTCATAGTTAGTTTTTAATTCCGTTCCTTTAATTCATTTTCCCTGTCGATAAGTATCTGTTTTCTGTACCCTGCAAGGATAGACTTTGAAGCCTTTGAGTTGATGTCCGTTGCAAGTGTCATGAGCTGCATCCGCATTTTAGCGGCCTTGTAAAGCAGGCTGGAGTAGGCTGATTCAAGTTGTTTTTTGGTCATAAGAGGTCGGGATTTTCAAGTTCATTACCGATAAGTTCGTAATTAGTCCATACCTTTACATTAAACGAGGATATTGTTCTCATTTTGTCGTATAAAGGCATCCCGGTATTTTTATCAATGAAGCATCCATTTTCAAATCCTACATTTATTTGCGTAGCTGGCTGGAATCTTTTGTCTGCCATATTATCTTCAAATGTTGTTTTCTTGTTAAGAACATCTGATTCGAATATTTCCTTTCCGTTCTTGTCGAGTAGGCCGGTAAATTGGCCTACTGACTCAGGAATTACTGGGTATGGCTTAAATGGTTGTAATCCACTACTTTCTTTTTCATGTGGAGCCTTTGTTGTTAAAATATATGATTGTTCCCTGCCTTGATAATAGTAACCATAAATCCATTCGCCATTATCAACTCGTTTGCCTCTGAATTTTATTTCCCTTTTCATATCAGTAATCTTCATGATCCGCAACTACATCACCCAGCGTCACAGAAAACTTCCTGCGAAATTCTGCATTTAACACCTGGAGCTTTTCGTCATCAGCCCCGCGCATCCTGTTAAGTTCATTAAGCCGGAGAATAATTTTAGCCTCATTGACTTCGGTAACTTCACAATTATCAATGAAGTATTTCAGTATGTCGTAATCCAGGTCAAAGACTTTTTCTGCATCCCGGCGACCTTTCCGGAATAGGTGAATAATTGCACCGATAACAAATACCAGTGCTGCGATTGAGATAATAGCTTCTGTTGTCATTTTCTGAATTTTATTTTACGTCCCATTAAAAAATATCTATGTATTAATAGTAATTGATCTTTTGTTATTTCTCCTTTGTCATGGACCCGGACATGACATTTACGGCACAAACATACAAGATTACCTATAACATCCATCCCTTTGCCACGTCCCTGAATATGATGAATATCAAATCCACCTGCATCAATACGGCCTTCTCTGAGGCAATATTCACAGGTAATTAGACTTTGCTCGCCTAAATCGAAATGCTTTAAATATTCTTTAATATGTTTTTGCATTGCCTTAATTTATCACGTAACCAACGCCGGAAAAGCTTATAAGCTATCTTAATCATTACCTGTTTTTATTAAATGAACATCGTTTGTTTTCTTTCATGTAACCCTTTAATTTCCCACGGCGAGGGAAGTAAACTGGATTGTAACCACCGAGGGCATAACCCCTGTATTTTGGCATACTATCTACCATCCCTGCTATTTCGGGATTTAATGAAGCTAAAAGTAAAGCTCCGAACATTCCCATAAATCTACCTGTTTTCATCTCTTTCGTCGTTTAATATTGTTAAAAATAATTCTTCTTCTGTTTCCGGGACTTCTCCGGGCTGTGATTCGTCGGTCATAATAGTTCGGGATTTTCACAATCATTACCAACAACTTCAATTCCCATAACATCTATATCATCATAACCTTCTAAAAATTTTCCTATTGGACTAACAATCCAGCCTGTTCTTGATTGAATAACCTTGCCAAATGCATAAGAACCATTAAAACAACATCCTTTAACAATGTCTCTTTCATAGATTTCTTTAGAACCAGTCTTATCTTTAAGGCCAGTATATTGCATTAAAATACATTTATTTAGTATTCTATTATCATATATAGTTCCTATAGCTTCACACTCTATTCCACGTTCTCCCCACCAATGAACCCATCCATCGTTAGTTAATTCTACATCATAATACATTTTGCCATTAGTAAATGCCCTAAACTTAATTTCTCTTTTCATCTTATTATAGCTTTTCAATCCCTTCCATCTGTTCAAATACCCCTGCGAAAAAATAAGCGCTGGCAGAATAGTTATTCCCTTCGGCATCATATCCGACAGCCTCAAAAACAACCATCCGCTCATCAGGATCGTTATCAAGTTCATCGCCAATTTCCCAGGTAATCTCAGGCCAGTTGTCGTGTGCGATAGTTGTGATCATTTCAATTCTTTTTTACGTTTAGGTATTTTAACTTTATGCTCGTACAAATCTTCTTCCTCTTCAATATCGAACTTTCGGCCACAACCAGGGCATCCGATATCACCAAGATTTTCCAGTTCATCCGGGAACCATTCAGTACCGCATCTTGGACAATAGTAACGCTGTTCACCAATGCGTAAATATATTGTTGTCATGGATCAAGTTTGTTTTTGTAGTGGTTAATAATTTTCTCCATGTGAGCAATATAATGATCATTTGATGCCTTATATCCTTCCGGAGTCTGTTGCCATAGACGGAATAATACTGCCCGTAATCTTTGCGATGGTGGTTTACCCGTATCATTGAACTCTACTTTCATCTTATCAATTTCATCCAGTTCAGCCGTAGCGAATGGATCAGGGGAAAACGCGCAATATCCTACTTTATTTAATGAATAATGAATATTTGCCATTTGTTCAGGCGTAATATTTTCACCTGTCTCAAAGGTAATTTGGAGTATCTTATTGATAGTTGATCTGTATCTTATAAGCTCGGCTGGTATCTGAAATGTTTTCATGTCTTAATTTTATAATATTTTTGTTTTATTCCTTTATTCCATGGGATATTACCTTTTAATGTTTTACTTATTTTATCTCTTGTCTCTTTCGTAACTATATGACCTTTATTAATCATACTAATTTTATTTTTCGTTTCCTCTGATCTGTGTTTACCATAATTAGGGTGTTTCTCTTTAGCTTGTTTCCCTTTATTATTTTCGCTCGCCTTTCTTTTTCTTTCTTCTGTAGCCGGTTGAGTTTTATAACCACTTTTATTTTTGTTCCATGGTTTTCTCCCAATACATCTTTTATTACCCAATTGAGCTATTGAAATTTTATTTTTTGATTGTTCTGTATGATGATAACCATTTGTATTACCGGCGATTTTACAAGTATTAAAATATGGATTGAATATATTAAGATAATGTTGTTCTCTATTTAAAAGAGCATGCATACCACAATGTTCTAATATTGAAAATTGTAAGTCATGTTCTCCATATTTATTATAATGCCATTGTAAATGAGGAGAATGATGCTTATTCAATCTCAAATCTTGAAGATGTTTATGCCATCTCCTCAATATATCTTTGGTACTACCAATATAAATACGGTAAGGTTTAATTGAAGATTGTATTTGATAAATACCTGTTTCCATTATCCAGTCATTTTATGTTCCAGTCAATAAGGAATTGGAAGGATGACTGGTTTATCCTTTTCAGTGGGTAATTACTTCCACCTATCCAATTCCAAAGATATAAAATATAATTCATTTCTGCAAATTAAAGGCGGACTATTATCTTACTCTTACTTGATTTCGGAGGCCGGGTAACAAAAAGTCCCGTCCCTGGATCAACTACACCTGCATCATAAGGAATGTTCTGAAGGAACTTCTCACGCTCTTTACGCTTATCAGTTAATTCCTTTATCTGCTTATCCATATCCATCCATTGTGGGTCACCGGAAGCTTCATAATCGTATTTAACACCAACCTCAGATTGCCGGAGTTCAGCACCCATAACAATAACTTTCTCCTTTGCAGGATATAAGTTATATTCCTTGATCATTGCATATTCAACTTCCTCATCTTTCAAAACGTCATCGATGCTTTTAAATGCAAAGTGAAGTTTAACAAGTTCTTTTAGCGGGTCCACGTTACCGGACAATAATTCATCTTTTAACATTCTCTTGAATGTAGTCATCTGCTCTTTATTTGAGGGCAGGTTACTGATTGTACTGAGGGCTGTAGTAATCATAATATTATATATTGATTAATGTATATTTCATGCGATTCTTTCGTATCTAAAAGCA